TTGATTGCTAATAAAAAAATTGACATCAGATTCAAAATCAATAAAATTGTGTATATATTTACACATTATGAGTATATAAAATGGAACAAGATAGCCGAAAAATCATTGCAAAATTAAAATGTGACGGCTTTGAACTTATTAAAGTAAAAGGTTCTCATCATAAATTTAAAAAAAATGGCCAAGTAATTATTGTTCCCCATCCTAAAAAAGACCTTCCAATTGGTACAGCGCGTTCCATTGCACAACAAGCGGGCTGGTTAAAAAAAGGAAAAGAAGAATGAAAAGATTTTTTGCTCTTGTTCACAAGGATGAAGATTCTGCTTTTGGTGTTCAGTTTCCTGATTTTGAAGGGCTATTTTCTGCTTCTGATCAGGAAGAAAATCTTATTGCTAATGCAACAGAAGCTCTACAACTATATTGCGAAGAAATGGATAAGTTGCCAACTCCTTTAAAATTTGAAGAAGTGATACAGAAAGAAATTGTCAAAATAGCTTTGTCGGAAGGAGCTTTTTTAATACAGGTTCCATTTATTGAAAATGATTCAGAAGTGGTGCGTATGAATATATCAATTGAACGAGGGCTCCTGCGTGCGATTGATGATTGTGCACAAGAAAGAGGCTTAACACGGTCTGCTTTTTTAGCAACGGCAGCACGTCATGAACTTAACATTTAGGCAATTAAATGTGAAAAAACTTACAGCCTTTTTTCTACAACCATTTACGCTTAGAAATAGCATATTTAGTTTGATTGAGATAAAAAAATACTAGATCGTGATTTTTTAGTTGACATAGTGGTATGAATTGTATTAAATGACACTGCGGTACTAGTCGTACTGTGCCTAAAATTAGTTTATAATACAGTTTTTATTTCTTTCTATGCTACGGAAAGCCCTGCGAATGCGGGGTTTTTTGTTAGGATAATCCAGTTTATTCATTTTTATTTATTGACATTAATTGACCTCCTCTTTGTCCTCGAGAGTGAGGTCTTTTTTTGTTTAGATCCTTGAGAAGGAAACTGCGATGGCATCTGGCTCAGATACTGGCTCAGATAATTGTGTGAAGGTGAGACCGCCTAATGCAGGAGCAGGGCGTGTGAAAGGTGTTCCCAATAAGACAACGCGCATTCTTAAAGAGGCAGTGATTAAAGCAGCAGAACAGGCTGGTAGCAAATATGGCACTGAAGGATTGATCTCTTATCTTGAACGCCAGGCTTTAAAGTGCCCAGCTGCTTATTTAGCCTTGTTGGGCAAGATCTTACCTTTGCAGGTTACCGGTGAAAATAATGAAGCCATCAAGATGATTACCCGTGTTGAGATTGTAGCGCCTGTTATCAAGGACAATGATGCTGTTTCAGGGTGATTGAGATGGCGACAGCTCAAGTTGTGATCATCGAGAAATTAATTCCCTTGTTTCAAGGTTTTGCAGATGTGCGTGCTGCGTGGGGAGGACGTGGATCAGGAAAGACGAGGTCTTTTGCCTTAATGGCAGCTTTAAAGGGCTATGAATATGGGATGGGTGGGATCTCAGGGATTATCCTTTGTGCCCGCCAGTTTCAAAATTCGCTTGCTGAGAGTTCATTACAAGAGATTAAACGAGCAATTGAGAGTTATGATTTTTTAAAGGATTATTACTGTGTTGGAGAGTTGTCCATTAAGTCGAAAGATGGACGTATATCCTTTCAGTTTTCAGGGCTTGATCGCAATATTGCCAGCATTAAGTCGATGGGGCGTATTTTGCTTTGTTGGGTTGATGAAGCAGAACCTGTGACTGAAACGGCTTGGCAAACACTGATACCGACACTTCGAGAAGAAGGAGAGGGCTGGCGTGCAGAGCTTTGGGTGACGTGGAATCCATTGCGTGAGAATGCCCCTGTTGAAAGACGCTTTCGTTTTACAAAAGATGAAAACATTAAAGGAGTAGAAATTAACTGGTCTGATAATCCTTTGTTTCCCCAAAAGCTGCAAAGAGTACGCCTTGATGATCTTCAAAACCGTCCTGAGAGCTATAAGCATATTTGGGAGGGTGATTATCTTAAAGCTGTGCAAGGGGCTTATTTCCAAAAGGAAATGTTAGCTGCAGAACAAGAGGGACGAATAGGGCGTGTTGCACGTGATCCTTTAATGCCCATTCGTGCTTTTTGGGATATTGGGGGCACGGGAGCAAAAGCTGATGCAACGGCTATCTGGATTGCACAGTTTGTGGGCAGGGAGATCAGGGTGCTTGATTATTATGAAGCGCAAGGTCAACCCTTATCTGAGCATATAGGATGGTTGCGTTGCCATGGTTATGACAAGGCACTGATGGTGCTTCCTCATGATGGTGCGACAAGAGACCGTGTTTACAATGTGAGCTTTGAGAGTGCTTTAAATGAGGCTGGTTTTGACACACAGATTGTGCCCAATCAAGGGGCAGGGGCTGTTAAGATGCGCATTGAAGCGGTGCGTCGTATTTTACCTTGTGTTTGGTTTCATGAGGAAACAACGGTTGCTGGCCGTAAGGCGTTAAATTGGTATCACGAAAAATGGGATGAAAAGCGCGCCATTGGTTTGGGGGCTCAACATGACTGGGCAAGTCATGGAGCCGATGCCTTTGGTTTGATGTGCACTGTTTATGAAGCACCCCATACTCCATCAAAACCAGAGCGTTACAGCGCAACAGAAAGAGAAACGGCATCATGGATGGCATTTTAGAAAACGATGTACAAAAGACGACAAGTCTTGATGATGATGGGCTTTATAGACGCCTTAAGTCTTGGTACGGGGCAGATATTGAGCATGTCAATAAATGGCGAGAGCAAGCGCGTGAAGACTTTGACTTTTATAATGGACGTCAATGGGCAAAAGAAGATTTAGCTGTTTTAAAAGCCCAGCGGCGCCCCGTGATGACGTTTAACCGTATTGCTCCTTTGGTCAATGCCATTGTTGGAGCAGAACGTAATAATAAACGGGAAGTACAGTTTCAACCAAGACAAGTTGGTGCAGCCATATCCAATGAATTGCTCACCGGGGCAGCAGAGTGGTTTCGTGATGAAGCTGAAGCTGAATATGCCGATTCCGATGCCTTTCAAGATATGGTCATTTGCGGTATGGGGTGGACAGATACACGGCTTGATTATGAAACAAACCCAGAAGGCAAACCCACAGTAAGACGTTTAGATCCACTCAAGATGGTGTGGGATGTGAATGCTGTAAGGCCTAATCTGGTTGATGCACAGCGTATGTGGTATGTTGATCGCAAACCCATTGAGGATGCCAAAAGCTTGTTTCCCAATGTGGCTTTTGAAGATCTGAATGCTGATTTTGCTATTGATCCTACAAGCGATCTTGAAGCCTATCATGTTTGTCTTGATGCTTATAGTGATCAGGGTGATGGAATAGAGGTTGTTTCATGGAAACGCTATGTCACGCTTGTTGAGTGTCGTTGGTTTGAATATGAGGCTTATTACAAAGCACAAGATCTTGAAACGGGTCAGATGCGTGATTATAGTGCCCAAGAGTTTGAACAGCTGCAAATGCTTGTGCCGCAAATCCAAGGAGCGAGCTTTCATAAGAAGGTGGTCAAACGTGCTTTTTTGGGGCGTCGTCTTTTAAGCAAGCCTGACAAACCCTTAGCACCTGATGGGCAACTTGGGTGGGAGTGCATTACAGGCACGTTGGATAAGCTTAAAAACCAGTTTTATGGCATTGTCAGACCTGCAAAAGACCCACAAAGATGGTCGAATAAATATTTTAGTCAAGTGATGTATATCCTCAATAGCCAAGCCAAAGGCGGGATTATGGCTGAACGGGGTGCTTTTGATGATGATCGCCAAGCGATGGAGAGCTGGGCAAAGGCTGATACGATCACGTGGCTTAAAAGTGGTGCTTTGACGGGTGGAAGAATACAGACTAAGCCGCGTGCAGAATTTCCCAATGGTTTTTTTCAACTGTTCAATGAGTCATGTGAGGCGATTACCCATGTGACAGGATTATCTGCGGAGTTTATAGGAACAAGGGAGGTTAATCAGGCCAATGTGTTGGAAAATACACGCCGCCAGTCAACACTTAATTTGCTTGCAGGTTTATTTGATAATTTAAAGCTTTATCGGTGCCGCCAAGGCAAGATCATTCTTTATCTGATTCAAAACTATCTTTCCGATGGTCGCTTGATACGTATTTCTGGACCAGAGAAGGCTGAGTATGTGCCTTTAACGCGTGAGGCGATCACCCCCCTTGAGTATGACATTATTGTTGATGATTCCCCAAGCAGTCCGAATGAAAAAGAGAGAACATTTGCAGCCATTACTCAGATGTTGCCGTTGCTTGGGAGTTTCTTAACGCCTGATATGATCCCTGATCTTTTAAAGCTCTCGCCATTGCCAGCAACCCTTGTGGCAAGTTTGACAGCCAAAGCACAGCAAGCACAAATGCAACAGCAACAACAGCAGATGATGATGCAAAACCAAGGGCCGCAATTAAGCCCAGAGCAACAAGCAAAAGTTGCAGCCATTCAACAAGAAACTCAGGCAAAAGGCGTGCTCAATCAACTGGATGCCCAAAGCAAACAAGCAGCACTGCAGCAAAAGAATATTGAGCTTTTCTTAAAACAAGAACAAGCACGTATGCAGCTTGAAATGCAAAGAGCAAGAAATGAGATAACCCAGCGAGAGATGCAAATCAAAGCATTACAAATAGAGCTTGAAAATTATCGAGCAGCAACCATGAGAGGCAAAATTTAACTTAAACGAAAAGGAACTAAAAATGGAAGAAAAATTAACCCCCGAAGAACAAGCCCTTTATGATGCGCAATGTGCAAGCGATTATGCTGTTGAGAGCGTGCAAGCTGAAAAGCTTGAGCAAGATGGTGAGGTTATTAAAGCAGGTGGAGAAGATGAGGCAGATGGATTATATGAGGTATCTGAGCAGCAAGCTGTAGAAGAGGTCCCTCAAGAGCAGTCTGGTCAAGGGAGTGGTGAGAAAGAGTCTGAGCAGGCTCATTATGGTCAGGCTCATTATGGTGTTGTAGAACAAGAGCGTCAAGCACGTCAAAAAGCGGAGCAAGATGCTGCTCAGGCTCGTGAGCTTGCACTGGAGATGGCACAAAAATATGCCGCCATGCAGCAAGAAATTACACGCCGTTTTGAAGAAAATGTTCCTTCCTTAGAAAATGATCCCAAGGCGTATATGGCATGGATTGGTCAGAAGGTGCAAGAACAGCAAAGGTTGTTTCATGAATATTCAAGCATAAGAGAGCAACAAGAGCGCGTCAATCAAGAGTATTATGAACGTCAGCAATTGGGAGATTATTTTGAAGCAGCCAAGGCACAAGTTCAAGATAAATACCCCGACTTAGATCATATTATGGATTATCTTTATGAGTATGCAGACAATGATTTGAAAGAAAATGCCAGTATATTTCCGCAACTTAATGATCCTGCGGTAAGACAAGAACAACTTGGCACTCAATTGCGCGAGATATGTAAGCGATGCCAAAAGACAGGTGAGAACCCTGTGGAATTTCTTGTGCGAAAAGCAAAGAAGTCTGGATACCCTGGCCCACAGATGAGAGATGATGTGAGTGCTCTTCAAGAACGCACGACAGCAGCACGCACATTGGCAGCCCGTGGGGGGCAAGCCCCAACCGGGGGTGTTGATCAAAAAACGCTTTCTTCCATGTCAGAGACTGAATTTGCAGCATGGTATGAGAAAAATCCTGAAAAGTGGAAACAAGTTATGAGCAGGGCGTAAAAGACATGCGCTCCCTACCCCTAGCTCATGAGAGATAACCAAGTGATGTTGCTTGGTTATGCCGTAAAAGTGCGGCAATTTTTTAACCAAAATGAAGAAAGGCATTTTTAAAATGGCAACAACACAAATCAATATCAATGACCCATTAGCGGTGAGCACTTGGGCTAAGGTGCTCAATGTAGAGACCTCAAAAGCATTGTCTATTACACCGCTTATGGGGAAAGATAAAAATAGTATCATCCAAGTGAAGGATGAATTAGGAAAATCAGCCGGTGATTCAATCACAATTGGATTACGGGCCCAACTTATGGGTGATGGTGTTAGCGAAGGCCAAACGCTAGAGGGTAATGAAGAAGCGCTCCAGTTTATGAATGATAAGATACTGGTTAATGAGCTTGTCCATGCTGTACGTGTTAAAAATGAAGGAACAATCGATCAGCAACGTGTTTTATTTAACCTTCGTAATGAAGCAAAGGATGGACTTGTTGATTGGTATGCAGACCGTTTAAGTATGATGTTCTTTATTCAAGCGACAGGCTATACAGCGCCCTGGATGAAGTTTGAAGGGCATACCATAACTCTTAAACCCGTGCATTATGGTTTTAATGCCCCCTTAGAGCCAAGTAGTAAGCGTGTTATTCGCCCAAATCAGAAAAAAACGGATGAGACGCTTGTAAAAGAGGATGTCTTTAATCTGAAATTGATTGATCAAGCTGTGCAGCGCGCAAAACTGGCTAACCCTAAGATTAGACCGGTTCGTGTTAATGGAGACAGTGTCTATGTTTTGTATCTTCACCCAACACAAGTGACCCAATTGCGCACCAATACAGATGCAGGTCAATGGCTTGATATTACCAAGGCAGTTTATAATGGAAGCCGTATGAAAAACCCCATTTTTGATGGGTCATTGGGGATGTATAATGGTGTTGTTTTGCGTGAAGCTGCCCATCTGCCTCATGGGGTTGATTCAAAGACCAAAGAGCCAGTTTTATCCGTTCGACGTGCTGTTTTGCTTGGTGCACAAAGTGTCATCATAGCTTATGGACGCAGCAATGGTGAAACAAAAGGAACTGGAGCAACACGCTATAAATTAGTGGAAGAGGTGTTTGATTATGAACGTGAGTTTGGTGTGGCTGCCAAAACCATTATTGGCATGAAAAAATCACGCTATAGTTTACCTTATTCTGATCAGGGGGCACAGGACTTTGGCACCATTGTCATCCCATCTTTTTCTGAAGATAACGTATAAACATTGATAAAATGAGTAGGATTTCATTATGACAAAACAACCTTCTATTGCACAGACTTTCGTTGAGCTTGTAGAAACAACTGATGAGGGTATGCCCCCTGTTTTACAAGGGCGTAATGTTCATACCCAGCAGGTGAGCTTTTTTCGTGCGCTCCTTCAAGCAAGCGACACAGGGCTTACCAGATCGGTTGGTGTTTTACCGCGTGGTGCTTTGATTAAAAGCATCACTATTTATACGCTGACAGACTTTGAAGGGGCCACTATCATGATTGGTAAAAAGCCAGGAGGCAGTGATTATGGGAGCCAAGTGCTTGAAGAAGAGGATGTCAAAGAGATTGCCGTGCCTTTAAAGGCGCGCCGCGTTCCCCTTGAGTTTGAAAATACGATTTATGTTACACGAGACAAGCAAAGCTCTAAAGGGGCTGCTGAGATCATTGTTGAGTTTTACACAAATCGTTAAAAGAGGGGGGCGTTTGTTCCTTACGTCCCCTTTTTTTTAAATATTGGGAAGAACATTCATGGCTATTACGATCCAGACAGCTGGCCCCCTTGAGATAAAAAGGGAGATTTTTCCTCATGATCAAAATTTTATTCAGATGGTAGGTGATATTCAAGATGAGGTTGATGATCAAACCAATGAATATGTTGATCAGGTCCAAAATGCGATATTTTCGGCTATACGCTTTTGTGAACGTTTTTCCTTTTACTTCAATGAAAGCCGTGAGCTTGTTTTGACCACATTGCAAGGCAAAAACCGCTATGGAGATGAGGCTCACCCCTCAATTAGCGGAGCTATTGAGATTATTGATGCCTCCATTGAGGACAGCAATCATAGTAAATCAAAGCTTTTGCGGGTAGACCCGATAGAGATTGAAGGGCTTGATGAGGCACGTCGTGGCCTGCCCACACGCTATGCTTATTTTGCACAAAAGCTTGTTTTTTATCCAACGCCAGATAATTCTTATTTCATCAGGCTTATTGTTGGCCCTATGCGTGTTAAAACCATTAAGAATGTAAGAGAAGCCTGTGTATGGTTTTTGGAGGCTTATGAGCTCATTAAAACCCGTGCAAAATATGAGTTATATGCCAATATACTCAAAGAACCACAGATGGCATCAACAGCTCTTGCGATGTTTCAAGAGCAGTTAAACGCGCTTCAAATTGAGACCTCACGGCGTAAAAACTTTGCACAGATTCACCACACGGATTTCTGATGACTTTTGTCCCCATTGCTGAATTTAGGCCAGACACTGCATTTATCAACAGTGGCTATTCAAATGAGATTGTGAATGTTTTACCGGCACCCAATGCTTATATTCCCTTTCCAACTGTTTCGCCTGTTTCACAAGTTTTTCCCGATCAGATTTTAAGTGTGTATGCGGTGCGTTCATCAGGGGGGGTACGCATTATTGTGGGCTCACCAACCAAGCTTTACGCGTTTGATAATGGGACGCGTGGATGGAAAGATATCAGCAAGCCTGATACGCTCTATCATGCCAATGAAACGGCCCTTTGGTCTTTTGCTTCTTTTGGCGATTACATTATTGCTGTTAATAGTAATGATGCACCCCAGGTGCTTTCTTTAAAGAAGGATGAAGTGTTTGATGATTTGAGGGGAGAACCTCCACGAGCTGGTATTGTGCGTGTTTGGGGTGATTTTGTTTGTTTGATGAAGCTTACAGATCATCCAAACCGTGTGTATTGGTCGGGTTTAAATGATGTAGAGTGTTGGACTGTTGGGCAAAAAAGCTGTGATTATCAGGATTTTCCAGATGGTGAATATGTTCAAGGTTCAACACAAGCAACCAACCCATTTATTTTTATGCGCTCTTCTATTTACCGGGCGACATTTGTACCGGGCTCGAGCATTATATTTAGTTTTACAAAAATAAAGGATAAAATAGGAGCAAAAAGCAGCACAGCCATTGCAAGCCGTGGAGAGCATACTTTCTTTGTTGCTGATGATGGTTTTTACCAGATCAATCAGGAAGGAGAGATGTTGCCTATTGGTTTTGGTAAAGTCGATAAAACGATTTTTACACTTTATCATAACTTTTCTATCGATGACATAAAAGCATGCATTGATCCGGTTTATTCACGGGTGTACTTTTCGATCAATGATGATGTTTCGGGTATGCATATTTATGTCTATGATTGGATTTTACAAACATGGAGTGTGATTCAAGGGCATAATCTTTTTTTATTTCCCCTATTTGCAGTGGGGTATACTTTAGAAGGTCTCGATGAAGTTTCTAAACGTCTGATAGATTTGCCCGCTTCTCTTGATAGTAAGATATGGCAAAATGGTGCTCCTGTATTAGGGGCATTTAATCAAGACAATAGATTTGGTCTTTTTGCAGGCCCACCAATGGAAGCGGTGATTACTTCACAAACGATTGGGAACGCCACAAGACAGATCAACCTGATGAGCGAGGCTTTTGTTCAAGCGGATACGACAGATGGTTTATTAAGCGTTGGGGCCGCTTTTATTTTGGATCATAACAATAAGTTTCATTGGGCAGATGAGCGTTGTTCTGGCTACAATCACGCGATGTATAATATTCGCTCACGAGCACGCTATCATGCTTTGCGTCTTAGGATACCAGAAGGCACGCTGTGGACGCATATGACAGGTTTTGAAGTAACACTCAAACCTGCAGGTATTAGATGACTTTGAAAGTTTATAACACCCAGCACTGGAGTGCTCGGCAAATGGCGCCCTATTGGCATGATATCTTAAGGTCAATGACTTATTTTATTGATAAGTTTCCTGATGATTATGATCTTGAGATGCTTTTGAGCGCTATTTTAAAGGGCGAGAAGCTCCTTTGGATTATTGTTGATGGGGATGACCATTTTATGGCTCATGTCACGACGCGGTTAGAGCATCTTGTCACGGGTGTAAAGCGTGCTGTGATTGTGACCCTTGGAGGACGAGGTGGGGAGCATTTAAGCAAGCTTATCGTGCATATTGAAGATTATTACAAAGAACAAGGGGCAGATGAGCTTGTCATCACAGGTCGGCGTGGATGGGAGAGATCTCTTAAAGCGCATGGCTACTATGTTAATCTTTTAGAATATAGAAAGCAGCTTTCACATGGGAAAAAATAAAAAACCAAAGGTTACACAAAACACAACACAAACAAACGCACCTCCTGCATGGGCACAAGGTATTTTTGAACTTGGTGCCAATGATGCGATGAATCTCTACAACAATGGCAGTGGCAAGGAGGTTTATCAAGGGGATCGTGTTAGCGATTTGAGTAATCAGACATTGGGTGCAATCACAGGGCTTAACAACACAGCTCAAAATTATAATAACAGCTATTTAAATGGGCTTGCAACAAAACCTAATTCATCAAGTCAAAATTTGAACACCATGGCTTCTGGAGCGCAAATAGGCGCTAACCCTTATTTTAATGAAGCCCTTCAAAACACATTAAACCATACGGCGGGTTCTATTAACAGTTCAATGGCTGGTGCTGGGCGTTATGGTTCAGGGGCGCATACGGGTGTTCTTGCCAATGAATTGGGGAGTATCGCAACCCAAGCGATGGCACAGCAATATAACCAAGATGTTAACAATATGATGGCTGCCAATAGTTTGATTGACCAGGCTAATCAAAACCAGCTTGCAGGGGCTTCAAATTTCTTCCAAGGTCAAGGTCAGGCGAATATGAATGCGCTTGCGGGGGGCAGTTTGATTGATGCCAATAATCAGCAGAAACTGGATGCAGAGCGAGAAAAATGGGAACAACAGAATAATCTTGAATGGGAGCAGTTAGGGAAGTTACTTTCTGCAGGAGGGGCTGTTGCCGGCAATTACGGGACACAAACAGGGCAAATGACAACACTTGTTCCAAACAATCCATGGGCAACGGTTGGAAGTGTTGGGGGCATTCTTGGTGGGCTTACGGGACTAAGTGATCGAAGAGCAAAGGAAAATATTGTTGAAGTTGGGTATAGAGATGGCCACAAACTCTATGATTATAACTACAAAGGGTGCTGTGATCGTTATAGAGGGGTGATGGCGCAAGATGTTCTTGCCACAAACCCTGAGGCTGTTTTCTTAAATGAGGTTACCGGTCTTTTACATGTCGATTATAGCAAGCTTGGTTTTAATATGGAAAGGGTTGCTTAATGTCTGGGTTTGATACGTTAGATCCATCTTTGGATCAAGAAGATGGTAGCAATAATAAAGGGTTTCTGTCTTTTATTGCCCGTTACGACCCGTTCCTTAAGCATATCAATAAACAGGACAGGCGTTATAATCAAAAAATCACTCTTCAAGATCTTATTCGGGGGTATGATTATTATGAGGAACCTAAAGAAACGGGCAAAAAAGGGCTTAAAGATTTAATTGTATCTGTTGCGGATTTAAAAGGTCAAATGCCCCCTTTGTCAGATTATGCAATCAAGACAAACAATATACCCCACCCCTATCAGGGCAATTCTTTAGGAAATGCTGTGTTGTTTGCGCCCCAATCTGAATTTGTTTCTCCTATTGATAGGCCTTCACAAAATGAAGCACAACAGCAAAAGGATACAATGAACTATATTGCTGAGCTCAACAAAAGCTCTATTGGAGAGCCATTACAGACGAATGCGCTTTTGAATGAAAATGCGCCTTTGAATGAACAGGAAGCTTTACAGACAAATGATAAGTCAGAGCAAGAACAAGAATCTTTAAATGCACCTGAGAACTTTATTAATTCACAAGGGCAGCCAAAACAGCTTGCCAATGGTGAAGAAGACTTTTTTCAAAAGTTATTTGGCGGGAATGCTCATGCGGGGGCTCGTGATAACAACAGTGTGGGTGCTTTATGGGATCGTTTTAAGAATTCGCAGTTGTCAGAGCGTTTAATGGATTCTTTTGCTGGTCTTGCTTCGGGGCAAACGCCTCAAGAGAGTTTTTCAAATGCAGCACTTCAATTGCGCCAGGGCAATAGTGAGCGAGCTCAACGCCAGCAAGTTTTAAAAGTTTTACAGTCCAAAGGGTATAGTGATGAAGAGGCGCAAGCAATTGCACAAAACCCTGACCTTGCTATGAAAATCATGAGCGATACGCTAAGCCCTACTGGCCTTAAGGAGGAGTATAGAATACTCACGAAGGAAGAAAAGGAAGTACACGGATTGCCCGATGATATGGCTTTCCAAGTCTCAACACAGACGGGAAAGATTGAGCCTCTTAAGGGAACACAAAGGACAGATGGATCTGGATTAGATCGTAACAATATGCTCTCAAAGCCTGATGCTGGATATAGGTATGTTGAAGATGAAAATGACAACATACGTGCTGAACCTATTCCTGGAAGCGATGCAGAGCGTAAAAGAATAGATGAAGAGAACAAGAAAAAAATAAAATTTTCAGAATCAGAATTTAAAGCAAACCAGTTCATTGGAATGGTCGAAAAATTAAAACAAATAATTGAGAAAAAACCGAATACTGTTGGTTGGTTTGGTTATTGGGAATCGCTCATACCAGGAACACCTGCTTCTCAATTTAAGTCTATGCTTGGTGTTGTTAAGGCCAACATTGCAATTGATACATTGAAACAAATAAAAAGTCTTGCGCCAAATGGAGCATATCAAAAAATCACTCTTCAAGATCTTATTCGGGGGTATGATTATTATGAGGAACCTAAAGAAACGGGCAAAAAAGGGCTTAAAGATTTAATTGTATCTGTTGCAGATTTAAAAGGTCAAATGCCCCCTTTGTCAGATTATGCAATCAAGACAAACAATATACCCCACCCCTATCAGGGCAATTCTTTAGGAAATGCTGTGTTGTTTGCGCCCCAATCTGAATTTGTTTCTCCTATTGATAGGCCTTCACAAAATGAAGCACAACAGCAAAAGGATACAATGAACTATATTGCTGAGCTCAACAAAAGCTCTATTGGAGAGCCATTACAGACGAATGCGCTTTTGAATGAAAATGCGCCTTTGAATGAACAGGAAGCTTTACAGACAAATGATAAGTCAGAGCAAGAACAAGAATCTTTAAATGCACCTGAGAACTTTATTAATTCACAAGGGCAGCCAAAACAGCTTGCCAATGGTGAAGAAGACTTTTTTCAAAAGTTATTTGGCGGGAATGCTCATGCGGGGGCTCGTGATAACAACAGTGTGGGTGCTTTATGGGATCGTTTTAAGAATTCGCAGTTGTCAGAGCGTTTAATGGATTCTTTTGCTGGTCTTGCTTCGGGGCAAACGCCTCAAGAGAGTTTTTCAAATGCAGCACTTCAATTGCGCCAGGGCAATAGTGAGCGAGCTCAACGCCAGCAAGTTTTAAAAGTTTTACAGTCCAAAGGGTATAGTGATGAAGAGGCGCAAGCAATTGCACAAAACCCTGACCTTGCTATGAAAATCATGAGCGATACGCTAAGCCCTACTGGCCTTAAGGAGGAGTATAGAATACTTACCCCAGAAGAAAAGGTAGCGCAAGGCTTGCCTCAAGATATGGCTTATCAAATCTCAACACAGACGGGAAAGATTGAGCCTCTTAAGGGAACACAAAGGACAGATGGATCTGGATTAGATTTTAACAATATGCTCTCAAAGCCTGATGCTGGATATACGTATGTTAAGGATGAAAATGCACCAAATGGTATACGTGCTGTTCCTATTGCGGGAAGCGATGCAGAGCGTAAAAGAATAGATGAAGAGAACAAGAAAAAAATAAAATTTTCAGAATCAGAATTTAAAGCAAACCAGTTCATTGGAATGGTCGAAAAATTAAAACAAATAATTGAGAAAAAACCGAATACTGTTGGTTGGTTTGGTTATTGGGAATCGCTCATACCAGGAACACCTGCTTCTCAATTTAAGTCTATGCTTGGTGTTGTTAAGGCCAACATTGCAATTGATACATTGAAACAAATAAAAAGTCTTGCGCCAAATGGAGCATCGGGCTTTGGGAACTTATCTAACGTTGAATTTATGGCTCTGCAGAACTCTATAGCTTCTTTAGAGCAAGACCTTTCAGCTGAGCAGATGAAAGAATCTTTCCAAACGATTATTGATACTTACAAGAAAGCCAATGATGCAACGCGGATACTTCTTTTTGGTGAAGGAGAAATAACAGTTGATCTTGTTCGACAAGCATACGGACTTGAGGCTTATAAAAATCAAGATAAGGCGCAGCAAACGCAAGATGAGCTGGCGCGTATGACGGAATATGAAAATCTAGAAGCGTTTCCGGAAGGTTATGTATTCATTGATCGTGACAGTCGCGTTAGGAGGAGACAAACTAATGGCTGAGTTAAGAAATGATCCTTATAAAAATACTGAAGTTCTTGGTCATATAAGCGACTTTACCCCAGAACAACTTCGAGAGTTTTCTTTAAGGAATAAGGAATTACTTGC